TCGCCAACGGCGAGGGCGACGCCCATGTGTTCACTTCCCGCGAGATCTTGGCCAACCCGGCGAAGTGTGCCGAGAACGAGGAGATTTTGCAGGAACTGCGCGGTCCCGAGTGGGGCGGGAGGGTGGTGGGATGAGGACTCAGGAGCAGATTGTCGAACTGGCACGCAAATGCCAGCACTTGGACCAACCCGGCGCGCATTCTTTCCGCATGACCGTTGAGGATCTGGAGCGGTTCTATGCCGCCGCGTACCACGAAGGGTGGCGCGATGAGGTGGTGAGGAGGGAGCGGGATGCAACTGCGTGACTACCAGCAGCGTGCCATCACGCAACTCTACGATTGGTTCGCTGCCGACAATGCGGGCAATCCTTGCTTGGTGCTGCCGACTGGCTCAGGCAAAAGCCACATCATTGCCGCGCTGTGCAAGGACGCGCTACAGCAATGGCCCGAAACTCGGGTGCTGATGCTCAGCCACCAGAAGGAATTGATTGAGCAAGACGCGCAGAAAATGAGACTCCATTGGCCGAACGCGCCAATGGGTATCTATTCTGCCAGCATTGGTCGCAAAGACTTAGGAGAACCTATCACCTTCGCCGGCATCCAGTCCCTGCGCGGCAAGGCACATCTGATCGGTCACATCGATCTAGTCATCATCGACGAAAGCCATCTCGTTGGCCACCACGATACGGGCACCTACCGCACGCTGCTGAAGGAACTGGAGCAGATCAATCCCGCGATGCGTGTGGTTGGCCTGACGGCCACGCCCTACCGCCTTGGCCACGGGATGATCACCGACCCGCCGGCCATCTTCTGCGACTTGATCGAGCCGGTCAGCATCGAGGAGTTGGTCTACAAGGGCCACCTGTCCGTGCTGCGAAGCAAGGTTACGCGGGAATCGTTTGACCTGTCCAAAGTCCGCAAGCGCGGTGGCGAGTACATCGAGTCGGACTTGCAGAAGGCGGTGGACAACGACGCCAAGAACTTAAGCATCGTTGACGAGATCATCGGGTTTGCAGGCGATCGTAAGGCGTGGCTCGTGTTTTGCGCGGGCGTGGATCACGCCCAGCACGTTTCCGATGCGCTGGTGGCCCGAGGCGTGCCAGCGGAGTGCGTGACCGGCGAGACGCCAAAGGCAAAGCGCGAGCAGATCCTGGCCGACTTCAAGGCGGGCAAGCTGCGTGCTTTGACCAATGCCAACGTCCTGACGACCGGGTTTGACCATCCGGACATTGACCTGATTGCCATGCTGCGACCAACGATGTCGCCTGGACTGTACGTTCAGATGGCAGGCAGGGGGATGCGCGTAGCCCCCGGCAAGACCGACTGCTTGGTGCTGGACTTTGCCGGCGTGGTGGAGCGGCACGGACCGATCACGGCGGTGCAGCCCCCGAGCAAGGCCGGCAAGGGCGAAGGCGATGCGCCGGTCAAGGCTTGCCCCGAGTGCCATGAGCTTGTGCCCATCTCGGCCAAGGCGTGCAGCGCCTGCGGGTTCGTTTTCCCGCTACCGCCGCCCAAGAAACTGGAACTCCGCTCCGACGACATCATGGGACTGGAAGGCTCCGAGATTGAGGTGTCGGCATGGCGCTGGAGGCCGCACACCAGCAGGGCCAGCGGCAAGCTCATGCTGTCCTGCACTTACTACGCGGGCATGACTGATCCGCCCATCACCGAGTACTTGCCGGTGCTGCACGAGGGCTACGCGGGGCAAAAGGCGATGGAGCAACTCGGCAGGATTGCCGAGGCGGCTCAGGTGCAGCTAGCCCAGCATCAGACTCTGGACACGCTGGCTGCGGTGCTGTCTCGAGGCCGGCATCCACGCATGATCGAGGTCAAACGGGATGGCAAGTTTCACAGGGTGTTGAGGAGGCAATGGTGAGCGTACCCAGCGAGCACGTTGAGCAGCGCGAAGTGGTCAAGTGGTTTCGGCAGACTTGGCCCGATGTCGTCATTTTTGCCATCCCAAACGGTGGCCAGCGCAACCCAACCACAGCGGCCAAGCTCAGGGTCGAAGGCGTCTTGCCGGGCGTCCCTGACCTGTTCGTGCCAGCGTGGCGCTTGTTCATTGAGATGAAGAAGGCCAAGGGGGGCATCACAAGCAAAGAGCAACGGGAGATGCTGATGTACTTGCGTCGTGCGGGATACGATGCTATGGTGTGCGCAGGTGCTGAGAGTGCAAAGCGCATGATCAGTGACCACGCAACCCGACTAGGAGTCATGCATGACGGTAAAGACGACGTTTCTGACGGTCAGACTGCCGCAGGAGTTGAAAGCCCAAGTGGCGGCACTGGCTAAGCGAGAAGAGCGAACGGCAAGCCAGCAGGTGCTGCTGTTCATTAAGCAAGGGTTAGCGGCCAAAGAGTCGCAGCCCAAGTAGTCACAAGGAGTCTACCCATGAAAATCTTGGACCTTTGCAACATCATGCGTATGCCCGCTCCGGTGCAGATTGCCGAGAAAGAGCTTGCCGATGCGCAGCGCCAGTTGCTCTCGGCTCAGTCCGGTGCCGAGTACGCCCGCCGGATGGTGGAGTACCACCAGGACCGCATCAAGCGGCTGACCGCTTACGTCCAAGCAGCGAGGCAAGCATGATGATCGACCTCGATGCTGCACTCGACGCGCACCGCCGGCTGTCGGTTCTGCTGCCTTGTGCTTTCCATTCGCCGCTGCGTATGCAGCAGGCAATCGCTGATGCTGCTGCGCGCTATGGCACGGCCGAGGAGCGCATCCTTGCCGCGCTGGCTGAGATCGGCGGGGAGGCGACGATTGTCGACATCCACGAGGAAACCGAACTGCACATGGATACCGTGCGCAAGATGACTACCCGCATGGTCGAACACGGCACGTTGATTCGTGCTAATCGTGCCAACAACAAAGCTTTCTATAGGATCCGGCTATGGCTCGACTGATCTTCGACACAGCCAAAGCACAGCAGGCGCACCGTCGCTTGGCGTGGCTTCCATCAAGGGCTTACCGACCTTTGCAGGTCCAGGCAACGAAGGTCGAGCGGTCCTACGGCGACGCCGAGTCTGTGGTCCGTGCCTACGTCATGCAGGCCGGGTGCGATGTCACCGTGGCCGACGTTGTTGAGGACACCGGCGTGCCCAAGAGCACTGCGGGCCGGCTGATGAACAAGCTGGTGCAGGATGGTGTGCTGATCGCATCCCGCCGACTGGAGCAGTCGCGGTGGATAGCAACTTACAGGAGCAGAACATGGGCGGAATGATGGTCTACACGACACTGAACAAGATCCGTTCGCGCGGCCCGTGCGAGAGCGGCTGGGTCAAACTGCTGAAACACCTTGGCAAAACCAAAGCCGACGACGAGCCGCTTGCGCTAGCGACGGTGTTAGAGAGCAACGGACTGGAAGACGCTCTCTGGTGCCTGCGTGCCTGTGATGGTATCGACCGTGAGGCGCGTCTCTACGCAGTCTGGTGTGCTCGACAGGTGCAGCACCTGATGACCGACCCGCGCACGCTGGCTGCTCTGGATGTTGCAGAGCGTTACGCCAACGGCGAGGCCACGGATCAGGAGTTGGCCGCAGCGAGGGCCGCAGCGTGGGCCGCAGCGTGGGCCGCAGCGTGGGGCGCAGCGTGGGGCGCAGCGTGGGACGCAGCGTGGGACGCAGCGTGGGACGCAGCGAGGGCCGCAGCGAGGGACGCAGCGTGGGCCGCAGCGTGGGACGAAGCGTGGGACGAAGCGTGGGACGAAGCGTGGGACGAAGCGAGGGACGCACAGGCAAACGAGTTCCGCCGGGTGTTTTGTACTGAGGAGGTGGTGCGATGAGCAGAGCCGTGATGCGGCAGGCGCTGGAGGCGTTGGAGAACGGGAAACGTGTCCGTGCTGGCGAAGGCGGAACCAAGTACCAACCGCCGCTGGAAGACTCGGCCATCACCGCCCTCCGCGCCGCGCTGGAGCAGCAGGAGATAGATTGGTCGCTGCTGGAGGCCACACAGTCATCGCTGCGCGATCACATGGCTGAGATCCGCAGGCTCCGCGCCGCGCTGGCGCAGGAAGAGCAGCCGGCGGACGCAGAAGCCGCCCTGCGGTTAGCTCTGGCCCAGCGCGATTGGGCATTCAAGCAACTGATGGCGCAGGAGGAGCAGGAGCCGGTGGCGCACTGCAACTACCCGCATTGCCAATCCGCTGCTGGCTGCGTCGGCGCGTGTGCAAAAGCGAATCGCCCACCCCGCCGCGAGTGGCGAGGGCTGACGGAGGAGGAATTACGCGATGCGTTGCGCGAATGTCCACATGACACTGTTGAAAACCTGCGTGTCCGCTGGCTCTACGCCAAAGACTTTGCCCGCGCCATCGAGGCCGCGCTGAAGGAGAAGAACCATGGATAGCAAAACAATGCTGCTGCTGGGCACCATCTGGATAGCGCCTCACGCATCGTCTTTGGCCGGGTCTGGGTTTGCTCTCGTGTGTTTCGTAGCTAGCATGATCTTGGCGGGGAGGGGAAGATGAGTGACGAGAAAGCAATAGCTTTGCAGTTGGCTGATGCGATATGGCCGTGGCCCGGTATCTCTAGCTTGACAGACGGACAGGCAAGGAAGCTGTCCCAAGCCGCCGCCGAACTGCGCCGGTTGCATGACTTGGTCGACAAATACAAGTGGCAGGTACGCGATACCTGCGTCCGAGCCGAGAAGGCCGAGGCCCAGCGCGACGAACTGCTGGCGGCTTGGCAGCGACTGCTTGAGCACTGCGATATGTCCGAAGAACACCATTTAGGAGTCATCTCGACATCGTTTATTCGATCACTTGGGAAAGACGCCATCGCCAAAGCGGAGGGGAAATCATGAAACTGACACCGTGGTTCCCCGCCGACGTTAAGCCGGTGTATCCGGGGGTGTATGAGATACAAGACGACGTCATAACTTGGTATCGGCGTTGGGATGGTAAGCGCTGGTTTGTTGGAGCCACAACAAAAGAATCTGCTGCGGTAGAGACGATCCCGCTCTTGGGAGAGCCTGACCCATGGCGCGGCCTCGCAGAGCCGCCGAAAGGATGGACGAAATGACTACGAAAGACAACGGCGGGCCGGCGTTCCCTCACAGCCGACTCGGAAGCGACGCTGACGGCATGACCCTGCGCGACTACTTCGCGGCGAAGGCGATGCAGGCAGATATGACTGACGGCATACACGAAAGCGATTTTGCTCGGACTGCGTTTCGTGCCTACAAAATGGCCGACGCCATGATTGAAGCGAGGAAGAAATGATTGGCACGAAAACCATGCACAACGACGCACGCGTCCACGTTGTGCCGCTCAACGATCTGCGTGAGCACACGGCATCTCCCGACTGCTGGTGCAAGCCAACCGAGGATGATGAGTATCCTGATGTCTGGGTGCATCACTCAATGGACGAGCGCGAGCAGTACGAACAAGGTAGGAACAAGTCATGACCAACGACGACCGCAACTTGCACGCTTGCAACTACTGGTGCATGAGGCCCGAGTGCATCCTTGCGCAGCGCAATGAGTTGCGCGACAGGATCATGAAGCAAAAGCCCACGCTGTGGGCTCACAAGGACAACCCGCACCTCATCACTTATGGCAGGCCGCTGGCTGAGGAACAGTGGGACGCGATGGGGCCGCTGGTATGACGAGAGACAAGATCTTCAAGCTGGCGCGGGAGGCTGGGGCACATGACAACGAATGGGAAGTTCGCTTTGTTGAGCCCCGTTACCTTGTACGCTTCTTCCGCGCAGCCTACGAAGCCGGTGCCTCAGCCGAACGCGAAGCCTGCGCCCGAGTCTGCGAGGCACGCTACATGGGCGACAACAACCGAGAGGATATGGAGGCGCGTCGGTGCGCTGAAGCCATCCGAGCGAGAGGTAAGCCGTGACCCGCACCGACAGCACCCGCACCGCTGCGGTCGACCCCGACTACTACTGGCGGCCGATGTCCTCGTGCCCGGTGGGGAGCAAGGTGCAGCTGCTGGGGCAAGGCGGCGTCGCGGCGTACGGGAAGTGGAACGGCAAGGACAATTTCTGGCAGGGCTGGGCGCCGTTGCCGAAGATCAGGAAAGATACATGACCATCATCAACACCATCGACGCCAACATCATCCATGTCATCCGCTGGGCCGAGCAACGCAAGATCATTCCGCGCTCGACCGCAATGGCCCAGGCCATCAAGACGCACGAGGAGCTAGGCGAACTGCTGTCCGCCCTGCTGCGCGGTGACCGTGAAGAGATCGAGGACGCCTACGGTGACATCCTAGTCACCCTCATCATCGGCGCAGACCTTGCCGACATTGACCTGCGCATGGCCTTGCAACGCGCCTACAACGAGATCAAGGATCGCAAGGGAACGCTTCGCAGTGATGGTGTGTTTGTGAAGGAGGCGGTGTGAGCGCCTGCCCATCCTGCAACACATGGAACAGCCGCGTGCTTGACACCCGCAAGAGCCACGATACAGGATGGTATGTCCGCCGCCGGGAGTGCTACGGGTGCAAGCATCGATGGGTGACCTACGAGGTGCCGGCCGAGGACGTACAGCAGCCCGGCGAATCAGTCCTTGAGGAATAGCTCGCGCTCAGCCGCCCTGCGTCGAACAAGCCCCGGCAACTTGACTCCCTGCGCAAACACCCAGCGCGGGAACTGATCCGCAGCACCTTCGTAGTCACCGGCCAACAGGCGGCGACGCAAGGTGCTGATCTCCAGGTTGCCGGGGCCGACGTTGAAACTGAAGTCAATCAACGCCGCGAACTGCCCCGGAGTCATCTCCACCGGGCACAAGGACCACACCGCGCGGGCGTGCTTGGCAAGATCCTCGTTGCACCACTCGTCGGCCTCCGCGCGCGTGATGGGGTGGTAGCGGCTCAGCGCTTCCCACTTGTTGCGACTGAGAAGCCTGCCCCATCCCTGCGTCGGGAAACCGACAGGATCGTGGTAGGGATAGATGAGCCCGTCTGAGCCTACTCGGTGCAAGCCCTCAAACTGATGCGCGAGATCGCGGGCGAGATGCAGCCAGCGGCCCACGCCTCACCCCGCACGTTTGTCATTCTGTGTGGACCCGCCGAACGCCGCCCGCATCGTGCGCTGGCCGAAGTAATAGCCCAGCACGAGCAAAAGCACCGCCCAGTCCTGATCGGACCATGTGGCAAGGATGGCGGCTTCTTTGGTGGTGTTGGCGGCGAGCGACTCAAAGAGCGTCCACTTGTAGACCATGTAGAAACCAAACGCGGCATAGGTGATGACAGGCCGCACCATGCCGAGGATGAAGTCCAGCAGCGCGAACAAGTAAAACACCGGCACGATGACCACCGCGCCCCAGCGGGTGTCGGTGACCCATTCCTTCGCCGCGTCCAACAACTGCACCCCGAACGATTGCTGCGGCGTGCGCAGCGTTTTCATCTCGGCGATGTCGGCGGTTGCGCTGATCTGTTCCATGCGCCACAGGTGCTCTTGCGCGCCCTGCTCTAGCCGCATCTTCATCAGCGCCAGTTCGTGCGCGTACTCCTGCTTGCGCTCGAACCACTTGAACACCTGAGGGACGACCGGCCCGAGGAAGCCCGTAATGAAGGATAGGATCTCAAGCATTATCGGATCATCCAGATGAGCGCACCGACGAACACGGCAACGATGCAGGCCATGAAGATGTCGATGATGTCGTAGACAGTCATTTGTCCGCCTTGTCGTCCAGCTTGTCCATGATCTTGCCAAGCATACCTTTTACCTCGCTGATGTCAGCGCGGTAGTCCTCTTTGGAGACGTACACATGAGGCATCTGCCTTACGTCACGATCCAGGGTGCGGATGCTTTGCCAGATGTTGTTCAAGATCCAGCCTCCTAGGCCACCGGCCAAGGTGACCGCAACGTTGAAGAGTGCTTGCGAGTCCATCATTCGGCCAGTGCGTTTTGGGATTCTGTTTCGCCAAGCAGCGCATTGATGGCAGCGCCTTTGGCACCTTTGGGGATAAATTCACCACCCCCGCGATGGCTTTCGCTCAGAATTTTGACCACACGGGCGCGTTCAGCAGGGTTGAGCACGGCAAGCAGATCGTCGGCCCGCTGGCCGGACTTCATGGCTTCCGTCAGGATTCGCATGGACTTCTCGCCAATGCGGTCTTCAGCCTTGGCAAGCGCCTGATTGATGGCGGCACCTTTGGCGCTCAGACCCCAAGGCACGCGGATTCGACTGCGGTTCTGATCCAGCACCAAGCGCAGCGCATCTTGGCCGCTAGCGGCTTGAGCCTCCATCTTGGCCGTGCGCTCAAGCGTGCCGGCCGCTTGTTTGAGCACGCCCATTGCGCTGTCGCTCATCTCTTTGACGATGTCATACGAACCCGGCCCGAAAATCTTTTCCACTTCGTCGGGCGAATTGCCACGAACCAGACGGATCAGTTCTTTCGGGTTCTTCTCGTACAACTCCATCGCCTTGGCAGCAAGCTCCTTTTGCTCAACCGCTTGCCTGCCTTTAGTGTAGTTATCGAGAAATTTAATCCAGCCCTTGCCGCCGGCAGACTCGATGGCGTTATCGATCAACGGTTTGACTTGCGACAGCACTTTGGAGGCAAGCTCTTTGCGAGTGCCAGGATCGGTGCCTTGCAAGAGTTCGTCAATGGCCGAATTGACAGAGTTGGTGCGGATCGCAGCAAGCCTTTCCGCGTCAATCACACCATTTCTGGACGCATCGCCAATGTCCGTAGCAACACGATCCAGCACCCTTTGAACCGTCTTGTTGCCGGTAAACGAAGGCGTGTTTTTGGCCGTTTGAATGCCAGACAAAATGGATTCGGTTGTGAGCGGCCGGAAGCCGGCTTTCTCAAGAGCGCTGGCAGCGGCTTCCAGCGAACGACGCGTTGCGCCTTCGTCAAGTGATCGCTGCGCCGCAGCGCCGGCAACTTCCTCAGCACGTTCGCCAAGCCTGAAGTTGGCCGGAGGAAATGGAGGCGTTGTTTGAGGCGCTCTTTGTGCAGCTTGACTAAACCTTCGCACATCCTGAACAGACTGCGCCGCTTGAGCGCCCGCCTGCTCCGCCTGCTCTCGGAACCGCAGGATGTCTTGGCCAACATTGGCCGCACGCAGGATGCTTTGCCGCTCCGGGCCGGTCAGTTGGTTCAGATTGGCAATCGCCTGCTCTTGAGTCGCTCTGGCAGCAGTCTGATTTGCGCCACCGGCAAGCCGAGCAAGCTCATTCATGTCGGCCATCTTCTGCGTCAGCGTCAACGCATTCATGAAAGCCGGATCTCGGGCAGCAGTACGCGCAGCTAGCGCCTGAGCAGCAGGAGCGTTGATGTCCGCAAGCGCCTGGCCAGCGGGCAAATTCGGCTGAGCACGCAACGCCTGACGACCCTCTTCAACATTCTTTCCAAGAGCTTGGGAAAGGATGCGAGCAGCACGCTCTTGAGGAAGCTGAGAAATCTTTTGCAGTCCCGCTTGGACGCCGCGTCCGATGACTTGGCCACCGGCTTCCATCGTTGCGCCCTCAAGCACATCCTTGGCACCGCCCAGCATAGCTTGCGTAGCGGTTGGCGCAGGCTCATTGCCAAGCGCCACATCCATCAGACGGGTGAGTTGCCTGCCTGCGCCATATCCAAGGCCAGCGCCGGCAAGCGTACCAACGGGGCCGAACGTCGTCCCTGCTATGCCGCCAAGCGCAGCAGGCACTGCCTCGATGGTCGGACCAAGGACGTTGCGAGCGGTCCGAAGCGCAGACTTAAGTTGCGATTCAGGTTGCTTGGCAGGGGCGCCTGTCTCTACGCCAAAACGCTCCCGAATCGCTTTCTGAGTTTCGGCATTGGCGTTGACATAGTTGGGGTCTTGCTGCGACCACTTGTCAAAGATAGCCCGCTTCGTCTCAGCATTTGCTGAAGTGTAGTTGGGGTCTTGCAGGATCTGCGAGAGCGAAGCCATGTTTGCCTCACCTCAACAGCGGGTTGTTCATGTCTACGCCGCCGCCACTAGCAGGAGCCTGCCTCCCGGTCGGTACGCCTTCTCTTGCCATGTCTTCCGACACAAACTGGTCCTTGCGTTCACGCATGAGACGCAGAATTGTTATGCCCGCTTGCTTGCGAATTTCATTGGGCAAAGAAGTGTCAGCCAACTGGCCTGCCGCTTCTTTGTACGACCTAGTGTCCTTATCAGACTGCGGCCCCTCAAATCGAGGAACCATCTTGAGCACCATGTCGGCAATGGGCGCAAGTTTGCCGCCAGCAATAGCCCCTGGGGTTGCTTTTCCGACAAACCCTGCGCCAATATCAATTGCACGACCTATGCCGCTGCCTGTTGACTGATCAATCAAGCCGCCTTTTTTGGTTGCGTCGGTCAGTTCCTTGATAGCGCGGTCAATATCAACAGTCAATTGCTTGCGTTGTGCCGCAGCCTTTTCTCCAAAAGCAGTAGGCCGAGCCATTGCCGGGGCTCCGCCAATCGTCGAAGGAGTAACCACTCCTGTGTCCATGTTCATGATGCCTAGCCTGCCATCAGCCATGGTCACTTGTTGAGTTCTAGGAGCAGGCTCTTGCCTCGGCTGAACAGGCGCTCGCCCAGCCGCCGCCACATCGCGTTTGAAGTCAAGAATCGTACCTTTGTACCCTTGACTAACAGCCGTTTCGTATTCTCTCTGTGTTGGCGTTTTGGCTTCAGGCGCAGGAGGCGCAGCAGGCCGCTCAGGCGCTTGAAACAGCACTTGCCCTGTTGGCGACACAAGGGAACGATCAACCACAAACGGTCGACTGCGCTCCATCTGCCCCGTCAGCGCATCAATCACTCGCTGATCAAACTGCTCAGGCAGCACCCCCGCAAGCGCAGGCGCACGAGCAATGCCCATTGCACGAAGTTGAGCGTAGTTCTCAGGAGTTGCTGCTTTCAGCATCTTGTAAGCAGCATCCAGTTGCTGGTTACGCAACTGCTCCTCGCGCAATTGCCTTTCAGCCGCCCGAGACTGCGTTGCAGCACGCTGCTCCAGCACGCCAGGAATGCGCGAGGCAAGCCCGCCCTGCGCCATGCCCTGCATGAGCTTGCCATAGTCAATCTCGCCGCCTTCGCCGATGGATTCGGCATACAGGCGGTTGGCAAGCTCGTTCTGCTGCGCTTCCCGCTGCGCCTGCTGCATCTGCAAAGCACGCAACTGGTTGGCCATCTGAGCGCCGCGCACCTCTTCGACCCGCGCCATCGCATTGACCGGCGACTCGGGAAGCACCGAGATCTGCGGCAGGCGCGCTCCCATCGCAATCGAAGGATCAAGCGGCATAGTCAGCCTCGCGCCCCGTAGAGTTGCCCAAGCATATTACGATTCTGGGCAGCATTGTAGATGCTAATCCCCTGACCGATCGCTTGGTTGATTGCATTGGCCGAGCCAATCGTCCCAGCAGCCTGCACGTTGCCAATCTGGCCCAGCATATTGGCCCCCGCCTGGCCAAACTGACCCGCCTGCTGCCCCAGTTCGCTCGATGCCGTCTGACCACGCCCAGAAAGCGAGAGCAGCGGATTCAGAAGATTCTGACGTTCCGTGTAGAAACGGTTGAAGGCATTGCCGTACTCCTGCGATGCCATGTCCTGCCCATAGCGTTGCAGCGCCTTGCCAGTAGAGCCCGACAGCAGGCCACCCCTTGCTGCCGCGCTACGCTCCAGCGCCTTCAGCCCCTCGCCAAGGCGGAAAGCGTAGCCCGGATCCTGCTGGAACGACTCCATCGTGAAGGGCCGTGCAGCAGAGCCAAAGTCACTCTGAGTCGCGCCCATGCCGGTCGTCTGACCCAACAGCATATTGCGCGCCTGCATCAGCCGCTGGTCAGGAATGCCTTGGCTGCGCGCCCACTGGACGAACTGAGCCTCAGTCATCTGACCAGTGCCAACGCGACTGCGGTACTCCTGCGCAATCTGATCGGGGCTGTAGCCGATGCCAAGCAGATCCAGCAGGCGATTCTGAGCCCCCATGCCTGCTTGCCGGAAAGGCTCTTGCAGGCCAATCTGGCGCTCAAACATCTCACGCTGGAGCGCAAGCCCTTCCCGGCCAAGTTGCGCTTGGATCTCAGCGGCTTCTCTACCCGCCTCTGCCGCCTTGTAGCCACCGAAGGCGGTGCCTAGCAGGCCGAGTACGTCGCCGATGCCAAGACCGCCTGCTAATCCTCCAAGGATGTTTCCTGCGCCGGCAGCAGCACCCCCAGCAGCCGCTCCACCAGCGGCTGCGCCTCCAGCCGCCGCACCACCGGCTGCTCCGCCAGCAGCGCCTCCAGCACCTCCAGCAGCGCCTCCTGCGGCACCACCGGCTCCACCTGCTGCTGCACCACCAGCAGCACCTGCCCCACCGGCTGCGGCACCGCCAGCAGCAGCGCCACCAGCCGCTCCGCCCGCACCCGTTGCGGTTGTAGACAGAGCTTCAATGCCAGTGGTTGCGGCGCCGCCTGTTGCGCCAAGATTGGCAGCAGTCAACCCACCAGTGGTGGTTGGAAGCAAGCCGCCGGGAGGACCAGTCATAGCCCCCGTCGCCCAGTCGCTTCCAACAAGGTCGGCTCCACCAAGCGTTGTACCCTGAGCGCCGCCAAGAGCCGAGAAGTCAGGCAGCATCCCTGCCGCAGCAGCAGCAGCGACGGCCATCGGAATCACATACCCATACTGGGTCGCAAACTCCTGCAACGCCCCGGCATTGCGTTCACCCTTCTGGAACTGCACATCCTGAAGGTTGCCGTTGGTGTCGTAGATGCCAACATACGAACCAAACTGCCCGCCTTCATAGGTGGGATCAAATTCGGCAAGGTATCGGGTGTACCCCAGAAGTTGGCTAGGGTTCTCTCCCTCAGCGGGCGAATAGATCGGCGTGAATCGCTCGCCGCCCGGGCCCGACGCTTGGACAGCAGCACCAGGCGCGTTGGGGTCAAAGTCAGGCGTGATCTGCGTCTGGCTCGGCGTCGCTGCCTGCAAATAGTTGACGACTTCTTCTTGCGGCAACTGTTGCAGAAACTGCGTAGATTCTTGCGGACTTAGACTCTGAGCGTTAGCAAGCACATTAGGATTGTCAGCCCCAAGAATTACAGCCTGAGCCGCAACCAACTGGCTAGCGTTGATCCCCATTTCGGCGGCAGCAGCAACGAACTGCGCCTCCGTCATGGTTCCTGCGCCTACCGTAGCAAGGTAGGCGTTTGCAATGTCCTGCGCGGTGTAAGCCATGATCAACCCCCAAACGTCGCAGGCCAGCCCGCGCTAACGTCAAGCGACTCATCAGCAAGCAACTTCTCCGCGTGCTGGAAGATGGCAATGTCTTGCGCCGCAGCAGCCTCAAAAACCTTCTGAGCCAGTGCCGCAGTCATGGGCACAAACGTCCCATCCATCGTTTTCCACTCCAGCCCGGCCGGGATGTTCTCACCAAGCATCACAAGCCCAATCTGCTGTGTGCGGCTTTTGGTATCGCTGTGGAACCACTTGCCATCCACAGCATACCCGCCGTTTAAGGTCTTGTCATCGCGCAAGAAACGGATGCGAGCAGCACGTTCCTCACGAATCCTTTTGAGATTGGCTTCGACAACATCAGGCGGCAGATCCACCACCGCCCAACGCTGCTCCCATTTGTTGGTCTTGACCGGCGCGACTTCTTGCACCGCCTGGCGGTTTGCGTCATGGCTGGGCGCCGGCGTGGGAAACACCCACGCATACTCCGGCGGCGGCACGAACTGAGCAGGAAACGAGGTATTGGGGTACGCAGCCCGAATCTCGGACTCGTTGACCGGATACCGTTTCGTGATGATGTGGATGTAGCTCATGCTATCGCCAAGAAGATGTAAGTGCCGTTCAGCACGTTGACATTCGTTGCAACTTTTTGGTTAACGTAAAAACCACCGCTAAACACATCAATTGAGTCATCAGAACTTACTTCAGCACTGGTTCCATTGGTTATCAACCAAGGATCGTTTGCGCTCACAATGCCCCGAGCACTGTCCCAGATGTACCAGTTGCCTGAAGCGTTTGTACGCTTGATCAACACAAACCTAGCTCCGGTTGTAAACCCGCAGTCAACAGACAATGTTGCCCCGTTCCCGGTGTAAGAGCCAACTCTTGACACATTGGATGCCGAAGCAAACATCATCACCAGAAACCTGCTACTGAGCAGATTCAATTGCACCGCAGGCCCAATATACAGATTGGAAGCGTCAGGCGATGCTCTCGTGGTGCTATTAATTGCCCACCATTCAGTACCAACACCTGTGCTAGCAATGTTGCTGTTCAAATTCAAAAAGTTGGCAACGCCAATTTCTTTGCAGTACACAGGCCAAAACTGGGTTCCGCCTACGCTCATGTCCTTGTAGATGACAAGTTCAGGAGGTGTTCTCAGATTGTGCGGGATGACGCTGTAGTTGTTAGGCATCCCGTCAGCAACTGATCCGGTGCCGGTGTAAATCAGGCTGTCAAAGAATTCTGGCGCACGCTTGAACGCTTCAACAATGTGATTGCCAACTTGCGTGTTGACGTTTAGCTTGGCTGTCGCATCGTTGCCAACCCAAACGCCATTCATGGCGCTGAAAGCGTTGCCGTACTCTGTGCCACCTTGTAGTTGCTGGTCAAACGCATCAGCCGCGCTGGCTTCAGCGTTCAAAGAGCCTGTAAGCACATAAGGCTGTCCTCTCAAACGAGAGGCGACAACCATGCCCGCAAGTACATTGTCGTTACGCTGCCGCATCCACACCACATCAGGCGCAATCGTCGTTGTGACCAAACGATTGTCCACATTGGTGCCGGTGTACACCGACGGCACAAACACGCTGGTGCCAATTACAGGAGGCCGCATAGGCCCACGCCGAATGGCAATGAACACAAACTGCGCCGCGTTGCCGTTGACCTGCGTGGCAGTCGACTTAACCTGAAAGCCCGTTGCATTCAGGCGAAAGTACGCCGCGGCGCTGGTCTCTGCTGCGTTGGTGTTAGGCTCAAGCTGGGATGACAGATCATTTGACAACGCCCTGAAGTTGTCGTACATGACCCAGTTCTGCGAGTAGGTGTCAGCACACTTGACCAGCAGCCACTGAGGCTCCCAACCAAGCGTCACCGAGGGGCCACTTGTGCTCGCGTTGCCCGTGTACGACCCGCAAAACACCACGCCATCATTGCCAGCAGGCCCGAAACCATTGGTGTTTCTAGCAAACAGGTACGCAACATAGGTGTCGCCGTTGGCGTTAACGATGCCATCCGTGCCAATCGAAAACACGCTGGAAGTCGGCACCGCGCTGTACACATTGGCGCTAGTAGCCTTGTTTGCGTTGCTGTTGAGCGCCAGGTACTCATTCGTACCCAACTGGTCATGGTAAACAGCGCCACCACTTGTCCCGTTGATTTTCTTGATGATGATGCACCCAGGCACAGCACCAAGCGAGTGAGGAATGGTGCGTGCCGTACCGTTGCCGGTGTACGTCACCATGTCAAAGAACTTGAACTGTTCCTTGAACGTCCACGCGGTGTAGATGCCACCGCTGGTGTTGACACCCGTTGCCGCTCCAAGCGTGAACCCATTCGTGTTGAACGAGGTCAGACTGTTGGCAAGCGCCGTCGACGCATCAGTCGTGTTGCTGTTCAGTTCCTGATTGACACCTCGGATGGTGTCAAACAAGTAGTGATCTTCAGTCGAATCCCGGCGTTTGATCCAGACCAATCCACCAGACAGATTCAGATTGATTCCGTTGTTGATCGTCTGAACGCCGCCCGTGCCCTCATAAAGATGCGTGGCAAACACATCTTCGATGTTGGAGCCTACGGTCGCCGAGCCGGCTTGTGCAGATGCAAACATGATCAGAAGTAGTTCTGACCGACCACGCGGGCGATCCAGTTGACGCCATCAGACGTAAACGCAAACACATCCGCCTTGCTTGCCGTCGCGGTCAGCGTTGGAGCAGTCGAAGAAGGCCACTTGACCGTCGCAGGCCAAGTCACCGTCCGCGCGCCAGAACCATCTTGATACTGCACCAGCAGGAAAGACTTACCCGCCGTCGGCGTCGGGAATGTGTAGGTGCAGTTGGCCGTCAACGTCAGGATCTGCACCGTACCGCCGGCAAGGCTGATGGTGTACGCCGACCCCGTGTTGGCCGTCGCGGTTTCCTCGGTGTACCCATCCAAAAACGTCGCGTTGACCAAGATCTTGTTGGTCAGCGTGACCTGCTCTGACCGGATTTGATCAACCGTCCAGATGGTGACATCAGCCGGCGTCTTGAGCACAAACTTGTACGCCAGCGTCGGATCAAGCCACACATCCGCCTCACCCCTTGAGTCAAGGATGATGGGGTTAGGATTGGTGACAACACCGTTCTCGCTGGTGTAGGTCGTGCGAGGCGTGGTCGTGCCGGCCTCATAGGTGTAGAGCTTGCCTCCCACCAGAGGATCGCCATTGGCATCAAAGAACTGTAGCTTTGGCGGCGGGGCAAGCGCGGTCATATCGAATCCTCAGTCACGGTCAAGATGACCGACGGAATGTCCGGCGACGGAGCAATGGCGGCAATCGCAGGAATCGTGATGTTTGTGGAGTCTACGCTCCACATCAGTTCAAAGTAACTTCCGGCTTCCATCTCAACCAGAAAGTTCCAGGCAAGAATCTTGTCGTTGCCCGCGCCTTTGAACTCTACCCTACTTGACGACCAAGGCACATCCACGCCATCGATCCTGAGCCAAACATACAGATACTCAGACGAAGAAGATGTCGTCGTCGCTTGCAACGAGAACTGGATGTTGTAGCTGCCTCGATAGGTGACGTACACCCTAGAAGTCGGCGTGCCGATGTAGACGTTCTTGCTGAAGTCCGTCTTGTCAAACGTCAGCGCATACGCCGTGTTGATGGCCAAAGCCGTCTGCGTCACTTCGCTGTGAAACGCACCCCTGCTCAGTTGCCGGCTGTACAGATTGAAAAAGAACCTGTACCAGTCGCGCGCGACCGTGCCCGCCTGATCTTGCGTGATTGGCGTGCGATTGGCCGGGATGCCAAACGGTTCAAGCATTGGTCGGGCTCAGAATTAGTTCCGCACCCATGATGGCAATCTTGACCGGATCGGTTCCCGACACTTCATAGACCCGATCCCGGATTTTGGTCGTCATGCCCAGCCTGCGCCAAATGGTCCGGTGCTTGTACTCGCCAATCCGGCCCATCGACTTCCAGTGCTCGTTGCTCCAAGTGTGCCCACCATCATCAGACCAGCGCAGCATCACCCTCGGATTGGCTCCTTGCACCGTGATCACCGGGCTATCAATTTGATAGTCTTGCGCAACAAAGTTCAGATCCAGCGACGCCCCTGAGTTGTCCACAGGATCCATCGGATCAACGCCGTTCAGCCCAACACCCGTCTCACAATCCAGTTGCAGGGAGTGATGCGCCGTGCGCTTCAGGTTGTTGGTGCCTGGCGGAAGCGCACGCCATGAACGCAACCACTTCTGGGTCTGGCCATTGTCGCTGTGCGCTTCAAGGTCAAACTCGTAGATGTTGCCGTTCTCGTAGTCGCCAATCAGGATGCGATTGGCGTAGTTCAGTTGGCACACGCCTCGATGGCGCACAAACCGGCTACCATCCCAACCAGCGCGCTCATGCCACACACCCGTGCTGGCGTCGTACACCCAAGTCGTATTCGCCGTCGGGAACACCAGCACATAGAAACTGTGCCCGTCCTGCTGGTAGGTGTACGCCCTAGCGTCACCCAGATTGCTGTAGCTCTGAATCTGCCACTCAACCGCGTGCGTGCTCACGCGCTTGCCGCGGTAGCCCTCGGCCCGGTACACAATGCCGTTGCCGCGAGCGTCAGACCCGAGCCAAAACAGACTGTTGTCGAGCTTGGCCACGCTGTACGGTGCAAGGCATCCGATCTCATTGAACGCGCCCGAGATCCGCGAGAGTGGAAAGTCAGGAAGCCCCGCGTTGTACCAAACCTCAACCGAGTTCTCGCCAAACGCCCACACTTCCCGGTGATCAACCGCAATCGCCACCACGTTGTCAGGCGCACCTTCCGCGCTGGCAAAGTCGGTCGGGTCAATCGATGTGCCATCCAGCAGTTCTGTGACGTACAGACGCTGGGAGTTGGGCTCGTTGTAGACGAAGTACCCATCCAGGTACCCAACCGTCACCGCTCCATTGAAGTCAGGGTCGACAATCTGCTGAAGCGTATCCAGCGGCAGGTTGTAGATGTAACTGATGCCATTGGCGGCAATGAACAGTTGCACCCCGTTGTCAGCCATGCTGACCGGGCCGACGTTGCCAATCGTGCCGATCAGCTTGATTCCAAAAGAACTGTCCAGACGGTACAAGGCTGCGCCGCTGACCACAAAGGCAAACCCGCCAAATGTCCACATTCCCCGAATAGGGCCAGTTCCCACCGAGGTGACAAACGCAAGCCCCGGCGCGCGTTGCAGATACGCCGCCTCCTTGCCCTCCGTCAGCACTTCCGGAAACAGATTGACCATGCGGTTGTCCGCAGCATTGACGCTGCGGGCCACATACGCCTGCCCTAGAATCGGGGACTTCATCAGTAATTGCCTGCGTACACATTGAACCGCTGCCGCGTACCCACCAGCGAGTACGGCAGGGCCATGATGTCGCCAGGATTGTTGATGCGCTTCAGGTTGCGCTTGCTGGTCATGGCGATCCGCGTCACCGTTGGCGGAGGCTCAACACCCGCCTCGGCAGCAATCTCGCAGGCCAAGTTGTACCGGAAGCAGCGCAAGTACCCAGGCGGGAACGTCAGATTGGTTGCAAGTGTCGCAGGCTGCGTCAGAGGCTCAACCGAGATGAAGTGGAACTCCAGATCCCGCAGCGGCACCGGGTAGACATACATCTCGATGTCCGGGTAGGTCATGTTGACCCACATGATCTGCGGATAGGTCGAAGTGACCGTCTTGACCGCAATCCCGTTGTACTGCTGCTGGTTGATGAGCTTCAGACCGTAGCTGACGTTGTTCAGCGGGTCGCGAAAGTAGGTGGAGTCGTCAAGCTCAATCGGCCGTTGCCCGACAAAGTTGCCGGTAGGCCCAAGCGTGCGGCTGATGGTGCTGGACGGCCAAGTGAACACTTGGTCCTGCGTGGAAAAAACAGAAAGACGCTCTGTGTTCCACGAATCGACCATTTGGTCGAACGCGGTAAGAGCGTCTTGCGAAGTCTCGGGAGAGGGCGACTCACCCTCTGCCAGCATACCGATCAGGCGCAGCGCGCCGTTAATCAGTCCCCCGGCTGTAGCCATCAGGCATCTCCTTGCGGCGACGGCGCGGCGTCAACACGAGTTCGTTTACCGCTGTCTCGCCCGGAGTATACCGCTGCCAGCCGTTTTGTTCATCATACTCGGCTTCTTGGTCGCTGATAGCAACCTTGTGGCCGTAAACAGGGTGTTCCAGGTAAATAATGGGCATAGAAGAAGGGGGGCCGAAGCCCCCCACCTCTTACGAGGCCATGATTACCCAAGCAGAGCCCGTGCAAACCAGCATCGCCCACGCCCCGGCAGTGCCCGCAAGAATCGCGGTGCCGAGAGTGGCCGAGTTGGCCGGAGCCACGTTGCTGGACGCCGAAACCACCGTCTGAGCAGCAATCGTCTTGATGACGACAACCCGACCGGCATTGGTAGAGGCTTCAGGCAGCGTGACCGTGATCGACCCCGAGCCATTGCAGATAACGAAGTTCTCGGTATCCGCAAGCGTGAAACTCGCCGTCTTGGTGACTGGCGCGTTCACAAACACAGTCGAGATAGCCGGGTCAGAAAAGGCTACCCCAACCGGGACTTGGTTGGCGGGCATGATCAGGCGACCCGATACAGAACCCAAGCACCAGCCGAAGTCTTGCGAGCAACCAGCATCGCACCAGTCGTCACCGGGATGACCATCGTCAGCGAGCCGGTGATAGTCCAACCGGTGTTCGTGGTAATGGTCGCGGTGCCGGAACTGGTACCAAGGTTGACAACCCGGAAGGTGAACGAAGTGCCAGGGCGATCAGAGTTGGCAAGCGCCGCCTCCAGAGTGGACACCAGCGGCAGCGTGTAGGCAACGTTGGCAGTGATGCCGCTGTTGACCAGAAGCAGGCCGTTGAACAGTTGCGCAGGAGTCAGCGTCTGCGCAGTAGTGATCGAAACCGGAGTCGGGATCAGCCCGATAAACGGTTCGTCAAGATTGGCAGCGCCGAGTTGCTGACCACCAGCGCCATTGGGAAGAGCCATGATGTCGTTCCTTTCAGTTCAGTTGATCAGCCCCAGATGCGGCAGGCCATCGGAGGACGAATCACACCGTAGCCGTACAGAACATCAATCCGGCAAGGCATCCGGTCGTTGTTGATGTCGTACTGGCGCACAATCCGCATCGAAATGCCGTTGTGAACTTGGCGCGAAGCCATGTCCACACCCTGCGGCAGCAGCAAGTCAGCAGTCGCGAAGGTGATCGCATCCTTGTGATAGACCAGGTTCTGCGGGAACTGGGTCGAGGCCGCACCCAAGAAAGTCACCACAGCGCCCGACTGCGGGAACGAGTCCACCGTCGCCAGCGCGTTGCTGGAAGTGTAGATCGCAGGGCTGATCTTCACGCCAGTATACGCACCACCAGCAGCGGTGTTGGTCTCGGTCACCACGAACTGCTGAAGCGCACCAGTCGACTCACGGGTCTGCGGGTTGACCGCAAACACGCCAGCAATGGTGAACACATCGCCACGGTTGATGACCTGAGTGCCAGTGCCGGTGATGGCAATGGTGTCAGCGCCTTGGGTCGCAACGGTCGTGGTGACCGTGTGCGCGCCAGTCCGGGTGCCAGTGGTATGCACCTTGATCGACTGGCTCATGTTGACCTCCTCATACCCGAGGATGCCTTCGCCCATCATGCCGTTCTTGAACTGACGGCTGATAGCAGAAGTCGGGTTGAACAGGCCTTTCATGCCTTCGACCAGAGCAGCATTCGCCGCCGGGTTGACGGTCGCATAGCGCGGCGACATCACAGCGGCCGACTCGTTCAGTTTCTGTTGAGCTTGCAGCAGAACCAGCGAGGTGCCCGGAGTGGTACCAGGCGTGCCAACCGATTGGAAGATCGAGTTGTACGCATTGGCCACATCCGCGTCGATGCTGGACGCAAGCTGCGAAATACGCGGCTTGAGAACGCGCTCGGCGAAGTCGTCAAGTTGCATGGTCAGCTCAGCGGTCGTGAAGTTCACGCCGATGTGCTTCTGCGAAGAAACGGACAAGGTGGTGAATTGCTCGTTGTCGTCCTGCACTTGCAGGGCGGCACCGTCAGTCACCAGCGCGCGGTCCGGGAGGCGGATGCGCAGAGTGGAGCCGATCTTGGCTCCTTCAACAGCGAACGAGTCGTCGTATTGACGAGATACGTTCCGAGTGATCACGAGGTTGTTCTCTAGGCCAAATGTTCGCCAAGGTTCGCTACTCCTTGACCGCCCTTTCGGGCTGCTGCACGTCACCGTGCAGAGCAGACTATCTCTTCACCCTCTTACGAGGGGCTGTGCGCTTCCGGCCGCTTGGCCGTACTCCCTTTCGGGATAGTCGTTACACCTTCCGGTTTCCCGGCTTGGCTCGGTATTTCCACAAATTGTGGGGTCCACCGAATTCACACAGTTTTTTACTTAGGGTTACCCCTAAGGGAGACCATTAGTTAATCTCCAGAGACTTCCGCGTGATCATGTCAATAGTAAGCAGGCTATTTGCCACGTTTCACCTCAAAGTTGCCGGTTTTTGGCTTCCCAAGCCTTGATCTGCCTCTGCCTTTCGGCTTCGATCCACTGGCTGGTCGTCATGGATTTGATTGACCGGGGGTCAGTGGTGTCGTATGTCGGTGCGCTGGATTGGCGCGTGTTGACAGGCGTGATCGGGTTCGGGGCGTTTGTCGGTTTGGCGACCGGAGGACTGTCGGCCACTTTGGCCTCAATCTTTCCGATCTCCTTGGCTTGCAGGAACGGCGAAAGTTTGGAGATGCGCTCTGCCTCTTTCGGATGCGACCCAAGATAGTAGGCAATCTCAGGACCAATCTCAGAGGCTTGGATGGTTTGAGCCATCACGCTGGTGACGGGAAGGTTGGGGTTGTAGGCGACTTGCTGGAAGTCGGCATACTTATCCCGCGCTTTTTCCTCACGATCGTGATACGCCTCCAGCACTTCGGACTGTCGCCGCTGAAGTTCTCGTTGCTGGAGCAGTTCTTCTGCCTTGCGGGCAGCGAGCGCCTCGGCGTAAGCCTCGACAGACTCAAACTGATCAGCAGGAGGAACCTCTTTCGGCGCACTTGCCACGGGCTGCTGTACCCGTTCGCGCTCCCATTTTCGCTGCTCGCGGGCAAGCCGCTTTGCAACAATCGCATCAAGCTCTTCTTGCGTGAAGGTCTTGACCGGCTTTTCTTCCGGCGTTTCAGCCGGCGCGGGCGCCGTAACCTCTACTGCTTGCGGAGGGACTGGCTCCGCAACAACTTCTGTTTGTTGATCGTCCATGTTCACTTACAAGAACCCTGGCGAACCGGCCAGTACGGTGTGGCGATTATGTACCACAGTTGTTTACATTGCAATCAACCCTTGGTCATCTGCCGCACGTTCCACGCCACCACGCCGGCGTAGATTGCTACCAGCAGCACCAGCGCCGCCGGGTAAGGCAGCAGGAACGCCCCGCACACCATCACCAGCACGCCCTTGATCGCCAACGCCGGCTCGGTGCCGAACCACTCCATGAGCTTGCGCATCACCGGATTCAACTCTCGCCCACCGCCGTCAAGGATCGTGACGGTGGTGTACCAGTCGGCAATCTGCAATGCGCCGAGTAGCGCAAGCCAGGCCAACGGCGGCAGCAGGTCGATCACGCCCACACCCGCACCGGGCGCGTCGGGGTGACCGAGACGGCCTCCAGCTCCGGCACCGGGTCACGATGCCGCACGTTGGCGTGCCAACCCTCGACAGGCTTCATCTCATCGACCGGGCCTTCGGGGGTCTTGATGACCTTGCCCGTGGGCTTGTAGATCGTGCCGATGATGTCCACGGCGTCGTAGCGGGGGCGCATGGTCTCGCCCTCACCCTCGTACAGCGCAGCCATGCCGGTGGCCTCGTCGGCGAACTTCAGACAGTAGTCGTGGTACATGGTTGGCCTCAGATTGTGAGGGTTTGGATATGTGCTGGCAATTTGCCTTTACGGCGCATTTCGAGAATTTGTGACGGATGAACGCCAAGCGCCCGAGCTACGTCAGCTTGAATCATCCGTTCATCTCCAACCTGATACCAAACGTTTGTGCGCTGGTTGCGGGCCTGTTCAGATGTCGAAGCCCAACGGCAGTTTTCTGGGCTGTAATCTGCGTTGACATCAATGCGGTCAAGCGTACATCCGTCTGGTCGTTCGCCCATGTCCGCAAAAAAGTTTTCAAACGACTCTCGCCACCTGTCGCACACTTTGATGCCACGCGCGCCATAGGCATAGAAACGATTGTTGTCCTCGTTATAGCACCTGTCTTTCATGGTGCGCCACGAACGGTATGCGCCAGTTAGGTCACCTTTTGCTGCCGCACCGTGTTTGTAGTTAACCGTGCCAATGCGCGTTGCTCTAAAGCATCCGCAAGACACATTGTTACCTGTTTGAAGGTCTGCGCCGTTCACAATAACTTCTTTGCCGCACTCACAGGCGCAAACAAATAGCGTGCGCCCCTTTGGAGGAACGATTCTGCTCTTGACCGTCAAGCGACCAAAGATGCGTCCAGTGAGATCTATGCGTGGTTTTGTCATGACTACACCGTAAGACTTTGGAGTTCGGCATTGCTCAGGCGGCGGGGGTAGTAAGTGACGCGGCGGAGCCAAAGATTGGTGTACGAGGTAAACGCCGTCGTAGCTCCCAAACCTAATCTATTTGCCGTTGGCAATGCGTTTGTCGTTGTGTCTAAATTTACAGCGGAGCCATTAACACTCAAAGCAAAATCGTTAATTTTTGCCCCTAGTGCCGCTTTGAAAACAGTATTTTGCGGCATTGCACTTGCAACTATTGTGCTTACGCCATCTCCAAAACCTCGGGCGTCTGTTCCATTTCTTTGGATAGATATAACATTGTTAAATGCAGAATCTTCAATGGAAGCAACACGAGTAAAAGAAGATGATGGAGAAATTGGCACTCCCTCCGCGTACAACGTCCCTTCTGTCGCGTTGTACCAAGGGCTCAGCGTATTCACGCTCGCCACATCGGCTGCGCGGGTGACTGCGGCGGAAGTGGTGGGGATAACGGACGTGGCGAACGCACCCTGCTCCAGTTGGGGCAGGCCGATGCGAAGGGTGATGTCGATGGCGACGCCGGAAGAAAACGAAATCACTATGTCATTTGTAACGCGAGCCGCGGATGCGTTTGACAAAGTGCGGGTAGTAAAAATTCTGGTTAGCGTTGACGTAAAAATAGATTTGAAATCTGTGATTGTAGTACCCAAAGATGCGCCAGCAGCATCTCTTTCAACAACTCTGTTTTCTACCGTGCTAATGTTTGTTAGCGACCCCGCTTGAAGAGCAGCCCAAAAACTGCTTGTCCAAGTTTGTCCATTAGCTGCAACAATTTGTGTCGTTGATTCAAAACTGTAGCCAACTGAAGTTGTGCTGGTTGTGCCACTTAACTTGATGTCAATGTAAGTAATGCCGTTTGCTGTGCCTGTTCCAACAACTTGCTGAGTCAACGTACCCAACCCGCCAGCAACCACATTCCAATTCGTCGGCAGCGTCCCCGGCGTCCCTGCCGCCGCACCCTGCATGGTGTTGTTGCGGATGCTGTTGGTGCGCGACTCCTCGATCAGGAACCCCTGCGCGGCCAGCGTGGTGGGGTTGTAGTCGAAGCGAGGAACGTCGGTCGTGGCGGTCTGAAGCGTGCCAGTCGCATCAAAGTACGTCGCGCTGCTTGCCCGCGTAAACGTGATGATCTGAGAGAAGGTCTTGCTGACAAGAGGCATGGTTAGCTCGCTTCTTGATAATATTGGTTCACAAAGTCCAAGTTCAGACTCGGCTCCCAAGGAGCGTAACCGACCCAGATGAAGTAGGCTCCCTGCGGCTCTGCAGGCATCGCCCACTCAAAGTACCGATCTGTCGTCGGAATCAAGTCAAGCGTCGGACCAGTCTCATAACTGGTGTCCATCGCAATGAACTGCAAATCCAACGTCGCGCCCAACGGGTTAAACCCACCCGTCGATGGCGTCGAAATCGATGGGCCGCTACCCGCCTCCCAGGACTCTTGAACCCGGTTGACGTACTGCGGGCTGAAAAAGACCTCAGTCATGCGTAGTAGCTGATGTTCAGCGTCGCACTGGTCGTCTGCTCAATGAACTGAATCCGGCTTAGATCGCCATCGTAACTGAGCACCGCAGCCACGCCCAGCGGCATCCCAACCGATCCAGTCGGGGCCACTCCATCATCTCGCCACCGCACAGGCTGCACCTCCGGCACAATCACCGCCAGCGTCGCCCCTCGCGGCACCGTCAGAGACTGCGCGCTGGAGAGCGAAGTGATCTGCTGGTAGCCCAGGCAAACAGTCGTGGATTTCAGACCCATGATGATCCTTACGCAAGAAAGCGCAGCTTGTACAACGTGCTCAGATACAGCGCCGCAATCTCGTCAATGATGTTCTGAAGCGGCGTGTCCGTCTTGGCACACACCTCGTAACGCATCTCTTCAATGTCCTTGAGTTGATCCTCAAGGAACTCGATGACGTTGCCAGTCTTCTTGGCGCTCATCAGCGTGATCGGGCCAATCAGGCCATGCCGGCCCTGATAGGCCTCGGCAAACGAGTCGGCCAGATCCACGATCTCATCGTAGAACTCATTGAGCGCCTTGTGCTTGGCATACGAGCGCGTGTTCAGATGCACGCTGTGCGTGACATCACGCGCCAGAAACAGCATCCCGACGAAGTTCTCACATGACATTGCGCTGCGCCCCGATAGCCATGTCGCCCACGCTCATCACATCGCGCAACGTCTGAAGCACGATCTCCTGAATCTGCTCAGGCTGCATGGCCTTCTGAACCGCCGTGATCCGCTTGGTTTCCGCATCATACTCCTTGATGCGCAACTCTTGGGCTTCCATCGACTGGTTCACCCGCATCAGCATCTGATGCAACTGGTTCATCTCCTGACCCATAGCCTGAATCTGCTGGTTCGCAGCCTGCAAGGCCGGCGAGTCATCCTCATCCTCCAGCAACTTGGGATCAATGGTCCGCGCCAGTCGTGCAGCCATCTCCTGCGCACCAGGCCAATCCATGTTCTTCACGAACAAGTCACCGGCCACCGCCCACAGGTTCGGATTGCCCTGAAGGATCTGCGCCATCGCCTCCATCGACTCCTGGCGCTTGGTCATGTAGTTCGGACCCGTCGTGACCCGCACATCGTACTTGCCAACGCTCGGGTTGTAGATCTTCTGCACCACCACGCCGCTCTGATCCTGAATCTTGCGCACCGGCATCGGCTGGTTCGGGTCAATCTGGACCATCTTGGTCTCCCCGTCCAGACCAATGATCCGCGCTACCCGCTGCGTGTCATAGATCCGGGGAATCAGGTCCACAATTTGCCGCGTCACATACCTTACAGCCCGTGCAAGGTTGTCCACGAAGTGATACGTCCCCGTATCCCCCTGCCGTTCCCTTGCCAAAATGGCTTTGCCCGACCGCTCGTTGCTGGTCGCGCCAATGCTGGAGTCATACTGCCCCGTCGTGGCCTTGATGTCGTCGGCCGCACCCATTTTGGCGGCAATCAAGCCCTGCTGGGCCATCGGGGGCATTGCCCGCTGCGGTAGCGGCAGCACCGCACCCGACCCATCCGTTACATCAGGGTTGACCTCAAGATACGGCCAATTGGTCGTGTTGGCGGTCTTCCACTGGTGCTCATAGCCCTCAAACTGCCCGCCGTACCCGATAAACGGCGCTTTGGGAGCAAGAGCCAGCATCTCAGCCTCTTGGCTGACCCAGTAGTTGTACATCCGCTGCGCGTCCTTGGCATTGCGCACAAGGCCCGAGACGTACACCCGCCCGTCGATCTCAAACTCGTTGCCAATCACCCGCACGACCGGAATATGCTTGCCGGCCCAGTCGCTTTCCTCAAGGATCTCGTACCCGTTAGTCTTGATCCACTTGACCTGCTTACGATTGGCCTTGCGGGTTCGCACCGGCTGCAAACCCATCATCTCCAACTGCTTGGCCTCGGGCGATCCTTCAAACGCCGTCACCCCACCAGGGTACATATTCAGCGTCTGAAGCGACTCCTCGATGTAAAAATACTCGGCAATCCGGATCATCGACTCGCTGACCCACATGGCCAGCGATTGATCACCCACCCCCTGCGCCTGAATCGACGTCACCGGCGCAGCATTGGGGAACAGCCGCTCGTACTCGTCGCGGGCAATGTCCTCGGTGATAAAACACCACTTGGCATCCGCCCCGCACGGATCCTGGATTGCCGGGTCCATGTACACGCTGAACGAATTGCGCACCCGCCCGATCTTGATGTCCTGCTCAAACGTGTTCTCGTCGCAGTACTCGGTCAGGATCCGGATGTACCCCTCGCCAAACGTGACCTGATTGTCGCAAGCGGTGTCATAGGCCACATCAGCATCGCTGATGTACTCGATGTGCCGGACCATGCCCTCAAAGATCTCGGCCATCTCGGGATCGGCTTGCGAATCGACCGGAATGACCTTCCCGGCAGGGCGATTCTGGCGCTGATCGTTCGTTACTTGGCGAACGTGCTGCGGGAGCTTGTTGATCGTCAGGCAGGGCCGCGCATTGATCGTTTGACCCTGCACCGAGCCGCGTGTGGCCAGCACATCAGCAGGCCACTGGTACTGATTGTCCGGGCTACCTGCCATGAAACGCAGGTCATCCAGCTCATCTTCCCGACTGTCACTGTACGCCCCGATGGCCAACTGCATCCGGTGGCGCATCGTGTCCAGCACATCCTTTTTGCTCATTTCTTGCCCTTGGAAGGCGACTTCTGAGCCTCGCGCTTGACCGAGTACGCAATGGCTAGGCTTTGCTTTTGCGATTTTCCGCTTGCTAGCTCTGCCTTGACGTTCTTTCGGAAGGCCGCAGGAGAGGCCGATTTCACCAAAGGCATGGTCACTTCCCCTTTTTGGCCGTCTTGGCCGACTCTCTGAACGCCTTGGCCGTCGGCGCACCCGCAGCATTAGGCTTTCGCATCTTCTCGCCACTTCCGGCCTTGATGCGCTCGCGCTTGGCGTGGATTGCAGCGTACAAGCCGGGTTTTGTGGCCATTCTCAGCACTTCCACCGTTTCAACGCCGCCTTGGCACGCTCACCATCCTTGGCCTTGGCCGCAACTGCACCCATCCGCGCACAAAAGCTCGCCTTCCTGCCCTTGTCCGCCTCACTCTTGGGGTTCGGAGCAGGCGCCTTCAGGTTGGAACCCGTCTCACGATTGTACTTCTCCCGCCCCTTGGCCGTCAGACCCGCCCCCTGACTGGTCGGCAACTTCTCACCCCGACTCACACTCAGCGATACGGACTTTCTGGCCATCACGACCCCATCCAAGACGTTGAAACACCACCACGCTGCGGCATGGTCAGGCGACGGACAGGCTCACGCACCTGCCTCGTGGCCACCGGGTACGCAAACGTCACGGCCAACGCATCGGCCGCATCCGGACTGGCCAATCCTCGCGCTTTCATGTCCTTCTTGCTCTCAAGAAAGATCGTCCCACTGGAGTCAGGCTTCGTCTTCGGGCCCGTCAGATCCACCTTCAACTGACGATCCTGCGGAATGCTGGCCGTCCTCAGCCACTCCCGCATCGCACCCCACATCTCAGCCCGCTTGTTACCCCACATCACCGGGTTCTTCGACTTCCAGCCAAAGTTCACCCCACGCACCTTATACCGCTGCTCCACCAATCTGTCCAGCACCCCATAGCCCAACCCGCCCTCATCAATCACCGTCAACACCGGCCGGTACTCCTCGATCACATCAATCACATTCCCAACCGTCGTCATCGTGTCATCCCCCCGAAACCGCCGGATCGACACTACATCACGACCCTGCCTCACCACAATCACCGTACTGTCCAGGCCACTTCTCGCCGGGTCGACCCCCACCACAATCCCAGCCTCCTCATCCTTGTACCGGGGCCGCCCCATCGCCTCATCCACCAGCCTCGGCGCAATGAACTGATCATCCCCAGAACTCGGGAACTCCCCATACACCTCCACCCGCGCCTGAAAACTGTCCTCCCCATACTCGGCAATGATCTGCTCATACACCGCCTTGTCCGTCCCCTCCACCGTCCGCGCATCAATGTTGAACGTCCGCCAAAAATCCCTCTTTGAGTGAAAGCACTCAAAAAAATACCCGGAATTCCTCCTCGGATTGCTGAACGCACACCAGAACCTGTGCGGCGTGTTTTCCGTAAAGAACCCCTGCGCCACATCCCAGATCGCATCCGGAATGCCCGACGCCTCATCAAACACCAACATCACACCATCATCATTGTGCAAACCCGCATACGCATCCGGGTTCTCCTCCGACCACAACCTGCCCTCCGCACCCCAATACCGCGTCCCCTTCTTCAGATCCTCCTCCACCAGATCCGTCAGCCACTTCGCAGGCATCACCCTCGTCGCACTCACCTCAAACCAATGGCTGTTGATCAACATCGCCAGCCACTTCGTAATCTCCGACCACGTTATCGACCGCAACTGCGCCTCCGAGTTGGCACTCACAATCACACTCGCGCCAATCCTCGTACTCAACATCCACAACACCAACCAACTCACCAGCGCAGACTTGCCAATCCCCCGGCCCGAAGCCACAGCCATCCGGAACACCTCAAACGCCTCCCGCGTCCGGTTCGCCTTAATGTGCTCGGCCATCTCCCGCAAAATCTTTCGCTGCCACGGCCTTGGCCCCTTGTGCCGCGCCAACGGCTTGCCTTCCTCACCCCACGGAAACGCAAACATCACAAACGCCTCCGGGTCATCCCTCAACAAAGGCGCCCACAACCGCGCCATCAACTCCTGCTCCTCCGCAGGCGCGTACTTCATCTGTTGCATTTGTCACCTCCTGTGTCACATTGTAATGGAGGGATGGGGAAAAAATAAAAATTTGGGGCGGGTCCTCCGTGCACGAACACCCGATTGCTCGGCCCTACCCGGGGGGGCGTGCGCGCGCTGGCGCGTCGAGCGGCTGGGCGGCGCCTGGGCGTCGCGTTGGCTGCGCCTGGGCGACGGCGCGTGCAGAATGGCGTGCGATAACGCTTGACACAGTGCGCGAGCGTGTTACTATGTGCCCATGCCCAGACGGATTGGCCGACCGGGCGAGACTGGAGAGAACCATGCAACGCATCACCCTTGCCCACCTTGAAGCCGTGATCGGCCGCATCAACCGCGCCACCAACTCGCCCGCTGAGCCTTACGCCAAGCAGCCCGACGGCTCGCACAAGGCGCAGCCCGGTTGCTATCACCTGAGCCGCGCATATGGCGGCTACAGCTTGCACCAAATGAGCAACGAAGGCGGCGGCGTGCGTGACGTGTTCGGCTGCGGGCACATTCCCGCCCGCGACCTTGCAAACCGTATGCACGCTTTCCTCGCTGGATTCGACGTCCGCTAACCCACCCGCCGCCCTCCGGGGCGGCTATGGAGACCATGACCATGACAACCAAGCACACTCCCGGCCCGTGGGCCGCTGATCAATCCGGTCTAGTGACGGCCGGCAAGAATCGGCTGCACGTTGCCCAAGCTGCGACGACGGGCATGGGCAAGGCGGTAGAAGCTAACGCCGCGCTCATCGCCGCCGCGCCCGAGCTCCTCGCGGCGCTGCAAGCAACGATGCGCGCCCTCGGCGATTTACCTAGCACACAAAAACCCGGAACTCGAACCCGCGCCGCATACGACGAAGCCCGCGCTGCAATCGACCGCGCCACCAACGCCTGACCACAACCCCCCGCCCTTCGGGGCGGCAATGGAGACCATGACATGACCATCAAAACCACCACCGTCCGTTGGCTTGGCCGGCGCACCAGGGCCTACGCCGAGCGTATCGCCGGCGCCACCGTCGTCCGGGTGTACGACCCGATTGCCGGCCATTACACCGTCTGCCACAGCCTGACGGCCGGGCAAATCCGCCGCGTCATCGGCATCACCCTTACCGCCACCGGAGCCTAACTATCATGAAACGTAATGATTCCACCTTCGCCGAGCGGGTCCTGCTCCCGCTCGTGGTCGCGGCCGGCTGCATAGTCGCGTGGCTCGATCTCTTCGTCTGGCGGCCAATGTGATCCCCCTCTGGCCATTCCCCCCGTTCCCCCGAGCCCCCTCCCATCCCCCTAATCCCCCCGAGGGGCAAAAAGGGGCACCCGTAACAGCGGAAACGCAACGTAACAAGCGGAAAGTTACGCGTAATTCTCGCCGTTACCGCACGCAGGAGGAAGCGCCATTCTGATCTACCTTGCCGGCGCTCTAATCATCGGGGCCATCATCTGGATGGCCGATCTGTAACCCAAAGGGGCCCGCGAGGCCCCTTTTTAGCCCCTACACGCCCTCGCCATCGTCGGGCTGGTACTCACCCTCACCCGGCCCCTCTAGAGCCCTCTGGACGCGCTCTACAGCCTCTCCCTCGATCACCCTGGCCTGCGCAGCTTCCAGTGCCCCTACGATGCTCACGCGGGTGTCATTCTGGATGCGTATTTCCTGCGGGGCTGGCGACCAGCGCAGCTGAGTCTTGCTCCACCAAATGAGGCACGCGGTATCGCCGGCCATGGCGCGCTGGTACAGGGTGCCGCTAATCGCCTCGGCCGCTTTCGCCTTGCCTTGGGCGATCTCATGCGCGAACCACTTGGTCAGAACATCCCGCGAAATCCCGCCAGGCGGTCCGACCACGGCCGCAATGTGCTCAAGCGGCACGCCGAGGCCAGCAAGGTGCTCAACCTTCCTTCGATCCTCATCCGTCGGCACGATACTCGGAGGCCGACCCGCACCCTCCTGAGCCCCGCCCCATTTCTTGCGGGGTTTTTCTACGTTCGCACTCATTGTGTTCTGTTGTGACTCTCCTATGCTCATGTTAGTCCTCACTCACCAAAACGTTGCAAACAAACAACAAAACCGGCCGCATCGAAGCCCCCTAACCCCCTCCCCCTTATAGGGGGGAGGGGAGGGGAGGGGGCATTTCTCGCCTTTGCCCCCCCTCCCCTAAAAACCCCCCTAGGGGGCTTTAGGGGGCTTAGGGGGCATCCGATTTCGCCATCCTCATGGCGCTAGACTGTACCCCATCGATCACGATCCATCCATGTTCATGGGGACGGATGATCTCCGCCACGATGAGTGACCCGATCAATTTGTCGGTGTAACTGGCGCTCAGATCGTTTTCGATGGTGCGCGGTTTGCGCCCATCTTGGCTCAATTGATCCTTGAGAGCGGATCGACTCAGGTAGGGGGATCCGTCGCGCATCTCGGCCCCCCCGCTCCACCAGGCCCGCTCAAACACCTTTTGATGCACGGCTAGCTTGGAATCCTTGCGACTGGTGGCCACGGGGGGCTCTTGCGGCATCAGAATGGCCGATGTGACCGGTTCCCCATCCTCATCCACCCATCCGGGGATGGTCACCTGTTGCAGGCTGGCGTAGATGGGCTGCGCAAGCTCCGCATCCTTGGATTTGCGTTGCACGATCTGGATGGGCTGGCCATCTTTGGCAGGGACGACGCTGATCTCAATATCGAGCGCCCCTCGCCACGCACTCGATCCCCTGGCGCGGTGCTGGGCCTCCTCCGAGACGCCGGTATGGTGGACCAGCAGGACCGAGCACTCAAACTCACGCATCAGGCCGGCGCAAGCATCGAGCATCGTTTTGGCGTCTTGGGCGCTGTTTTCGTCGCCGGCCAGGAACCGATGCAGGGTGTCCACGATGATCAGACGCGGCTTTCGGGGCAGGGTGCGTATCTGCTGAAGCGCCTTTGCGTAGCCTTCGGGGGTGTTCAAATCCACCCCGGCGCGGCTTAGCCACATGGCCAGAGATTTCTGTTTGTGATGGTACTTCCACCCTGCGATGCGCCCTCGCAGGCCGTGATGGCCTTCGCCGGCCAGATAAACAACGTCGGCGGGGCGCACTTTTTTGCCCATCCACTCGGCCATGCCGGACGCCAGGCGTAGGCACATATCCAAGACGACGAAAGTTTTCCCGCCGCCGGATGGGCCATGCACCATCATCAAGGCCGAGTCCTGTAGCCACCCCTTGATAAGCCACGAGATCGGGGCGGGAGCCTCGCTGAACGTATCGGCCGGGATGAGCCAATCGGGATCGGGGGCGAGCAAAGCCTCGGCCGCCTCATCCCCGAGTGCTGCCGATGCTGCGAGATCGGACGCGGGCTCATACCGTGCCACGGAGGCGGCAATACGGGCGACCTCGCTTGAGGGCAGGGGGATGTCGCACCGGGTTTCGTTGGCCACGCGCAGCGCCGCCAGGATCTCGGACTCACCCATGCCGTGCCGGCGCATGGCCCCCGCAAGCGCAGTCAGGCCCGCGTTGCGGTTGCCACGGATCAACTCGCCGGTAGTGGTCGGAGAGCGCCTCTCACGGGCCAGATAGGCCGCGAGCCACGCCGAGGGAACGGGTGGCGGGGCAACGCCCTCGAGGGGGTCGCTGGATGCCTCCCAAACGTATTCGCGCCCGCCGACGACGCTGGGAGAGGCGACGAAATAGCGGCCGTCGCTGAGCAGGTCCACCCCATCGGCGAGCTTGCAGGAGCGCAACTCGGGCGTGTACAGATACAGATGATGCTCGCCCCCGCCGGCTGTCAGGGCGATGGGACCGTCAGGACCGGCACCATGCTCCGAGAGCCAGCGTGCCCAACTGGTGTCGCCACCGTTGCGCGGATCGATGTCCGCCACCACCAACCCGCTGGCCCGTCCGGCTGCGATCCCGACGTTCGCTTGAGGCTGCGCCGCCCACCATTGCCGGATCGTCGCGGGATCGGTGGTCGCATCGTTGACCCCGTGCGCGGTGGCGGGCACCTTGCCCCCAGGCACCAGCGGCAGGACCGGCCAGCCCCAGCTAGCGTAGGTCAGGGCAGCGTCAAGCAGCGACATCTGTGCCACGGCGCAGGTACTCGCTCAGAGCGTGCATCACGCGGTACGTCGGGTTGCACGCCTTGCCATCCCGGATGTTGGCCAGAGTGTTGTGATGCACCCCCGTGGCCCGAGCCACCATCGACAGGCGCCGGTCCTGTAGCGCCCGCCGGATCTCATCTAGCGTCATTTCATCGCCCCGTGTAGTTTTTTGCGAAAAGGTGTTGACAGCCTAACAGGATGCCGGCACACTAGCAACACCTCGCAGCCAGATTTCCTGACCGCGAGCAACACATGGGAGCTAGATGATGTACCCGACTTTCGAATACGAATTCATCGAGCCTCGCCACGGCTACAACGTCACCGCTGTCATCCGGATCGATTGGTATGACTCCGGCTACGCATCAACCTGGGACGAAGAGGGCTACGGCCCCGAAGTCGAATTCACCGTCTGCAATCACCGAGGCCAGCTCGCGCCTTACATCGAAAAGCGCATGAGTCAGCGCCACATCGACGCCATCACCGACATGGCGCTCGACATCATGGCCCAAGACGCGGAAGAGGACTACTACCCATGAACACAACCCTCACCGCCGCCCACATTGCCGAGACGCATGACCTACTGATGCGTATCTATCGGCAACTCCGAGAAAAGCCCATCAGCACATGGACCATTGACGACATCGTTGACGTTCGGATCAGTTGCCTCAACAACGCGATCCGCCTCAAGGTCCACTGCCTCGACAACCTGCCCACCATCAGCATCAAGGAAGACTGACATGGCCATCCAACTCAAATCCACCAAAGACCTCGCCGCCGGGGGCGTGAAACTGCTGGTCTACGGCGCGGCCGGTGCCGGCAAGACCTCGCTCATCCCCACCCTGCCGACGCCCGTCGTCCTGTCGGCCGAAGGTGGCCTGCTCTCCATCGCCGGGGCCGAGGTGCCCTACATTGAGATCGGCAACATGGAGACGCTGCGCGAGGCCTGGAAATGGCTTGCCGAGTCGGACGAGGCCCGCGCCTTTGAGTCGGTCGCGCTCGACTCCATTAGCGAGATCGCCGAGGTGGTCCTGAATGCCGAGAAGAAGGCCACCAAGGACCCGCGCCAGGCCTACGGGGCCATGCAGGAGCAGATGACAGACATCATCCGCGCCTTCCGCGACCTGCCCGGTCGCAATGTCCTGATGACGGCGAAATTGGAGAAGCAACAGGACGAAATGGGGCGCGTGCTCTACAGCCCTTCCATGCCTGGCAACAAGACGGGGCAGGCTCTCCCGTATTTTTTCGATGAAGTGCTGGCCCTTCGCGTGGAGAAGGACGCCGAGGGTGCCGTCCAGCGCGTGCTCATGTGCGACAGCGACGGCCTGTGGTTGGCCAAGGATCGCTCGGGCCTGCTGGATATGTGGGAGCAGGCCGACTTGGGCGCGATCATTCGCAAGATCAGGGGGGAGTGATGATTCATGCCGTGCCAATGACTTTGACTGAAGCAAAGACCTTCGTGGCGAACTTTCATCGCCACAACAAAGCGCCGCAAGGTGGCTTGTTTGCGGTTGGCGCAAGTGACGGTCAAGGGCTCATTGGCGTGGCTATTGTTGGCCGTCCCGTTGCCAGATTCTTGGACAACGGGGAGACGGTCGAAGTCATCAGGTGTTGCGTCAAAGACGACGCGCCAAAAGGGGCGTGCTCATTTTTGTACGCACGCTGCTGGAACGCCGCAAAGGCACTGGGATGGAAAAAGATGATCACTTACACATTGCAAAGCGAGTCTGGCGCAAGCCTGCGTGGAGCAGGTTGGCGCGTTGTGGCTGAACTCAAAGCCAACGACGGAGCCGGGTGGCAAAACCGACCCGGCCGCGAATGGCAAGCGGTTGTTGGTCAAGCCAAGTTTCGATGGGAGGCATGATGGAATACCTGATCCACCTCTGGCTCCAAGCCAAAGAGACTGAACGCGCGGCCGTCGAGGCCCGCCGGCAGGCCGAGGACGCAATGGTCGAAGTCCTGCGTATCGACCCGACGGTCGAGGGCACGATCAACCGCGAGACGGAAGGGTTCAAGATCAAGGTCGAGCCCCGCATTGATCGCAAGGTCGACGCCGGAAAGCTCATCGATCTCGCGGCCGAGAACAATCTGAACGCCCACCTCGAGACCCTGTTCCGCTGGGGCGCGGATCTCAACATGACGGCTTGGAAAGCCGCTGATCCCCTGATCCGACAGGCACTTTCGGGTGCCATCACCGTGCGGGCCGGTCGCCCGAGCTTCAAAATCGTACCCAAGGAGTGACAAGCATGAACTTCGAAGCCATTTCCCTCGACGAACTGCCGGTCAACGACAAGCCGACCGGAGCCTACGATCCGGTCCCGGCCGGCGCGTACTCGGCCAGCATCACCAGCGCCGAGGCCCGCCCGACCAAGGACGGCAGCGGCCAGTACATCAAGGTCCGGTATGACATCACCGGCCCCAGCCATGTCGGGCGCGTGATCTTCTCCAACATCAACATCCGCAACAACAGCGCTGAGGCCGAGCGGATCGGTCGCGCCCAACTGGGCGACCTGATGCGTGCGTGCGGGCTGCGGCAACTGACCTCGCCCGAGCAGTTGATCGGCGCGCAGGTCGAGATCCAGGTCGCCATCCGACCGGCACGCGGCGAGTACCCGGCAAGCAACGAGGTGAAGGGGATTCGGGGCAGCGGCACGCCATCGTTCGCCGCCGACATCCCCGCTGCGCCTAAGCCCGCTGCCGCGAAAGCCGCGCCCCCGTGGGCGAAGAAGTAACAACAATCATGCGGCGGGTCGAAAGGCCCGCAGCGTCACACGAAAGATTGATTAGCTACCGATGAGGCAGACACGCAACGAGCGGCAACTTGAGCGGGGCGACTACCTTGTGCGGTCGTCCGAGTTTGCTCTGCGAGGCCAGGAATTGCCGCACGCCAAGCTGACGGATGATGATGTCGTTGCGATCCGAAGCGCGGTTCGGCAGCGCGAAGCATTGCGCAAACACATTCGCAACAACCTGAGCAACGAGGCGCTCGCTCGGCATTTCGGAGTGCATGAACGCACCATCGAAAAGGTGGTGCAGCGCGAATCTTGGTCGCATCTTCTGTGACAAAAAAACCCCGGCATTGCGCCGGGGAAAGTCACAGGAGACTACCCACAGGAGAGACAGAGACATGGACCTACAGGGACAGCATACGCTTGCAGCGGCCATCGATCAAGCCCACCAAGAGCGCCCGCAGGATTGGCGCGACCATCTCGGCGCGTCAGTGCTGGGCCACCCATGCGAGCGGTGGCTATGGCTATCTTTTCGCTGGGCGATCAAGGAGGAATTCCCCGGCCGCATCCTGCGCGTGTTTCGGCGCGGCCAGAACGAAGAGGCCATCGTCGTCAGCGACCTGCGGGCCGCTGGGCTGGATGTTCGCTTTACTGGCGACAACCAGAAGCGCGTGGATCTCGGGCCGCACCTGGGCGGCTCGCTGGATGGCATCGTCGAGTCAGGCGTGCCAGAGGCGCCGAAGGCTCGCCATGTGCTGGAGATCAAGACGCACAGTCTGAAGTCATTCAACGACTTGGTGCGTGACGGCGTGGAGAAGTCCAAGCCGCAGCATTACGTCCAGATGCAGTGCTATATGCACGCGACCAAAATTGAGCGTGCGCTTTACATCGCCGTCTGCAAGGACGACGACAGGTTGCACATTGAGCGCGTGCGGTATGACAAAGCGGTGGCCGAAAAGTTCATTGCCCGTGGCCGTCGCATCGTGAGCGCCGACCGCATCCCCATGCGTATCCATCACGATCCGTCTTGGTGGCAATGCAGCTATTGCGCGGCGCACGCCATGTGCCACAAGGCGCAGCCGACCCGCGAAACCAATTGCAGAACTTGCGCCCACAGCACGGCGATGGACGATGGAACTTGGCGCTGCGAGCGGCACGATGCCGATGCGATCCCGCCGGGATTTCAGCGGCAGGGATGCGAGAGCCATGCGCTGCACCCGGATCTCGTGCCGTGGGAGATGGCCGATCCGATAGACAAATGGACGCCGGTCTTCGTCATCAACGGCAAGAAAGTCGCCAACGGCGAGGGCGACGCCCATGTGTTCACTTCCCGCGAGATCTTGGCCAACCCGGCGAAGTGTGCCGAGAACGATGAGATTTTGCAGGAACTGCGCGGTCCCGAGTGGGGCGGGAGGGTGGTGGGATGAGGACTCAGGAGCAGATTGTCGAACTGGCACGCAAATGCCAGCACTTGGACCAACCCGGCGCGCATTCTTTCCG